TATAATCGCAATCACAAGCGCAAATTAACCGAACAAAATGGGCGCGACTCGTTAAATGCCGCCCTCCAGGCCACGAAACTCGCGGACCTGTCGGCGTAAACCAGCATTACAGTCGCGGCACGAAAAACGCGCGGAGATTATTGGCGCCTTGTCTCCCAACTCGCTATTCCATCCCCGCCAGGATCTCGTCTACGCAAACCGTCGCAAAATTGGTAGCGTAGTCTGACATGGCATACGGCAAGATTAATTCCCGGCGGTGGATGATCGCTCCGCAGCTGTAAACAACGTTGGGAACATACCCCTCCCTCTCGGCCTCGCTCGGTTTTAAAAGCGGCTCCCGGAGCCGGCCGATAACCTTGGTGGGATCGTCCCGGTCCAGAAGAAAAGCCCCGATGCAATACTTCCGCATCGGACCCACACCGTGACTGAGCACCAACCAGCCCGCCTCAGTTTCCATCGGCGAGCCGCAATTGCCCAGTTGGACAAACTCCCAGGGATACGTCGGCTTCAATACCAACTCAGCCTCGTACCAAAAATGGATGTTATCCGAGTACATCAAATAAATGTTTTCATTGTCCTGACGTGAGAGCATCGCAAACTGGCCGTGCAGCTTGCGCGGAAATAGCGCCATGCCCTTGTTCTGAACCGCCGGACCATTAAGGGTCAGGAACTTGAAATCCAAAAAATTCGGCGTCTCCAGGAGTTGCGGCAGGATTAGCTTCCCGTCGTAAGCCGTATAGGTCGCATAATAGATCGAGGTCGCATCCTCGTTCTTGAACAACACAAAACGCGCGTCCTCAATACCATTGCTTTGGGAAGGGGAAGTGGGAAAAATCACTCGCTCCGAAACCCGGCTCTCGGGCGCGAATTGCACCTCATAATTGGACTGCGCCAGCAGCAAAATCCCTTTTGCGACCGTGTCGCTTTCCGGATCCATCGAGCGCACCTGCCTCAAAACGGCATCGATTTTTTTCTGCAGATCCGCCAGTGTAAACGTATCATTCAGCTCTCCAAGCACTCGGCGGCTAAACGGGCTGGTCAGCCCAAGCTCATAGAGTTTCCGTTCAAATAATGGCTTTTCGTACGAGGCATTCGGCACTTGCCGCGGCTCACTCAAAAACCGGGTCGGCGGATTGATGGTGATCATGTTTTGATCATCCACGATCCCGGTGCGAAAGGTGACGGAAGAAATATGGCCTTCACCCGTGGCGCGAACAGATCGCCATCGGGGCAATGATCCTCGATGTTGGTGGCATATTCCAACACGAGGCAACTCTCCTTGCCATCGTACGGCCGCAGGCCGCGCCCGATGATCTGTTGTAGCAGCCGAACCGATTCTGTCTTGCGCAGGATCGCGATAACATCGACGTGGGGGACGTCGATGCCAACGGTCAAAACGCCGACATTGACTACATATTTGATCTTTTGTGCGGAGAAGCGCGCCAATATGTCTTTGCGATTTTTGGTTTCAGCCGTCACGATATCGGACAATGATGGTGGAAGACTGGCCATGACCTCCTGCGCGTGCTGCACCGTGGCGGCGAAGATCAGCACGCCCCGACGATCGCGCGCCTGGTAAACGATGTCGGCAACGATCGCAGCCGTCTTGCGCCCATGGCCATGATAAGCGCGGTCCACCGCCACGGCATCAAACTTCCCCTGCCGGTTAGGCAGCAGGCCATGCGTGTCGTACCCAACGGCATTGATCGCGCCGATCACTGGCGGCGTCAAATAGCCCTCGCGGATCAAGCGTGGCGCGCCGATCTGGATAACCGACTTAGCAAAATAGGGCTCGCGCGCGCTATCCTCGCCATTGAGGCGGCCATCAGGCCACTCGCGGAAGATATAGCCCGAGCCCAGTCGGTAGGGCGTGGCGGTCAATCCAACGACGCGCAGGTTCGGCTGGGCCGCCCGCATGGCGTCGATGATCGCCTTGAGCGTCGGCGTCAGCAGGTCGCATTCGTCTAGCACGACCATTGCGAAGTCACGCAGGAACGAGGATATGCGATTCTTGATCGTCAACGGCGAGCCGAAGATAACCGGATGCCGCGTCGATTTGCCGCCAGCGCTGGCTGAGAACATAGAGCATGGTTCACCGATCGCGCGATACTTGGCGGCATTCTGGACAACCAATTCGCTCGACGGCGCGGTGCACAGGATGCGCTTGCCGGTCATTTTGTGGATACGATGTGCAATATCCGCGATGATGAGACTCTTACCCGCGCCCGTCGCTGCCTCGATCATAATCGGTGCCGTCGATCGCTTGAGATGGGCGATGATGGCGTCGGAGGCTTCGGCCTGATATTGGCGGAGGGCGTGCACTAGATTCTACCATAGAATTTAGCAGGCTCGCCTGTAGACTTTCCGAAAAAATACCAAGCACAATTATCCTTACCTGTCATTTTAGTGCCTGGAATCCATTTCACGCGGCCAACGCTTACAATCTTTTGAAGAAGTGGAAGAAATGGCGTGGATTGCCTGGTGTGAATCCAGTCGGCATCGAACAACAGCCATGTCGGCGCCTGTTTCGAAAAATGCAGGATCATCGGATGTAACGTTCGCCTATCCCATGGCGGATTCGTGATGAAGCAATCGATGTTGCCGATCAATCGATGCAGCGCGTTGTGTTGATCGATATCGGCACGCCTTGGCTCGATATCCCATGCCGCTGCGCAACGATGGCCAGCGGCCACCAGCGCATCGACCAAGGCACCATTGCCGGCACAAGGCTCACAGAACCGAGCGCCGGCAATGAGATGTGGCAGCAACGGCAGGACAGCTTCGCGCGGCGTTGGGTAGAAATCACGCGGCACGCGATCGAAGGACGAGCGCTTGCCCACTAGGACACCTTCCAATAGCTCGATCCAGCTCCCCGCCAAGGCCCCAAATCCAGTCCCGGTAACTTCGCGGCGACGACCTTCGCATAGGCCACAGAGCCCGCGCGAGAGACCTTCGTCACCTTTCGCCCCGCGAACAAGCCATCCTTCTCACCACAGCTTGCGACGATCGATGCAAGCAAATCCTTCTTCCTTTCCTCCGCGCGCTCGATCGATTCGGTGAGATCATCCCATTCTGCCATCGTGCGATAAGCTTCCGGCGTGTTCACTTGCACACGCTTGGGGGCAAGGTGGTCAGCACTGGCTTCGGGGTTGGCGATGGTGTCCTGCACCTCAGCCCAGAACTGTTTAAGACGCGGCATGTTCGATTCTAGCCAGTCGTTGTCGGGCAAGATTGTTTCCAGCTTGGAGCCGTGGGGCGTGTGTTGCCAAAAATGCCACCATTTACGGCCGGTTATATAAAGAGACAGCTGCACTTGCGCCTCATAATGAGGCTGTTCGGCAAGCGTCTTGAATGGCACAGGGTTAGGATGATCGCGAAGTCGGTATGGGCTTTTAACTTCCAATCCGCCGTCATTGCCAACCAGCGCGTCAGGAGAACAGCCACTCCATTCCTCAAACGGGACAAAACCTGAAGGCGTGGTGTCCTGAGATGTTTCGATTTCATAGTCATAGATCGCACCTGCTTCGTTTTGATTGCCCCAAGCGGTTGCCACATTGCCGAAAAACTCACGTTCAGCACCGAGCGCTTCGCGTACTATTGCGCGCAATGCCGCTTCCCGTGTCATGAACGGCGACAAGCCAAGTGCTGCCCCCGCCATGCTGGCGGTTAATCTTCCTCTGCGGGCCTCAAACCATGCTTCAGTTTTCTGTTCGATCATTCTCCCGACCTTCTTTTTAACTGTGAAATTTTCATTTTAATCCGCGTTTCCTCGGAAAGTTTTTTCCCAAACATATGATGTTTTTCACCGGACAATTGATTTTTTGCCCGCGCGTCGCGCATTTTTTCTTTTGTTAAATCAGTGTGTTTGCGCCCGGCCATGGGGTGATTTTTCCCATTCGTGTGAGGACTGCTATTCTTCATTTTTAAAATAGATTCTTCGGTGTGGCGCTTGCCAAACATCGGATGATTCGGCTCAGAAAGTCTGGCGCTGTTTTCTGAAAGCTTACGCCTGTGCTCATCTGTCAATGCCTTTCCACGGGAAGGATGGTTTAGTTTAAAAGACTCAGAATATTTCATGCGAGCGCGCTCATAATCATGCCTAGAGGCTTTAATCCCTCTTGCCGACAATCCGCCCTCTGAGCACATGGTTACCAATGCAAACCATAGGCCCCGGGTATTGTATATTTTTGCAAGAAGCTTGTGCGCGAAAAGATGATCAGACGGCGTTAGCCGGATCAAATTAGACTTTCCGTTTAGTCCTCCTAACGATCTAGGAAGAATATGGTGTTTTTCCGTATAGCAAGAAGGAACAGGACTTGATTGCCTACCGGCAATAAACCTGTCGTAAACGTTTTTATAATTCATAAATCCTCCGTCACGGCGTCTGTTAAGCGGGGCAACGGATGACGAATCCGCTTTCGGCTGGCCGGCCTAGCCCCACGAAAACACAGACTAGAAGGGGACCGAATCTGAATCGTCGTCGAAAATTGGTGCAAGCTTTGGCTTAGGTGCGATGGCCGACTGACCAATGGAAACAGGCTTGTCCTTATCGCTAACGGCCTGGATATAGTTCCCACTCATTTTTCCGTTGTCGCCGTCAATCTCCCAAATGCCGACTCGAACAACCATTTGCTTGCTCACTAATGCGATCGCCAAATCATCATCGGTAGGCTTGCTAGACTTTCGCGCTAACTTGCCGCCAGCGTTAGCGTCAATCGCCGCCAGCATACGCTTGGCCTTGTCGCGCTTTTTCACAGGATCTTTCGCGCGAGGGTCATCATCCGTTGCCCAAATCTTGCTAAAGATCTTGCGGTTGAGAAAAACTTCCGGCTTCAGCACCGTCCAGCGGATGGACAGATACTCATTGCCATCGCGATCTTCCGCCCATTTGGCATCATCCGGCATTGCGAGAACGGATGAACCCTCAGGGATCGGCTCCATATTGCCGCCACCGCCATCGAACTCTTTCGTGCCTTCTTTCGACACATCCGTGTCGTTTCCGAGATTCCAAAAAGACATGTCAGTTCACTCCTTCTTGCATAGCGTCCCGTATTTCATCATCGGCTGGGGTGTCGGCGGCCGCCACAGTCTTAGGCGGCCGACCTCGCCTTGCCTTCTCGGGAACAATCCAGGCAGCAAGCGGATTTTTCCCATGTTCGACTGGCAGATCCTCGTGGATGCCGAGCCGATTTTTGCTAATATTGCTTGGCGTCAGATAGGTGACGAGAACACGGCTACCGTCGCTGATAGCCCGCTTGCGCTCATCTCCGGTAACAATCGTTTCCTGTTTCAGGAAGCCAACTACGTCGACGCTATCCACGTAACCGCTCATGGATTTATCGTGCAGGCGAAGCGAATAGCTGGTGTAGCTTTCCGCATCTGGCGGCTCGATCCGTATGATGTCGGAATGGGCAACGAAAACCACATTCATCCCGCGCTTGCGCATGATCTCAGCAGCCTTGCGAACGCGAAGGTGCATGGCCGTAACCATGCCGCGTCCCGCACCGTATCCGCCGCCTGCCTGCTGGATTGATTTTGCCTTGGGGTCGCTGTCGAGAACGGATTGAACGAAAAGATTTTCAAGGCCGCTTACGCTGTCGATGATCAATGTTTTATATTCATGATCCTCGCGAGCCAACGCCTTAAGCTGCTCCCATAATTGATCAGGCGTCCCGGTTTCGCCGAGTTCTGCGGGGCGTTGATCAACAGGTATGTCCCTAGGAACGGCCTCGCCTGTCGTGCGGATCAGGAATGGCTTTGGGAATGATGCGGCCACCGTGCTTTTCCCCGACCCTGGGGCGCCGCAAATCGTAATAATCAACGGCTCAAGCCCGGATGGGCCTGCGCCAGATAAGATGCTCATCGTCTCACTCCTTCTTTCTATTTGCGGGATTGCTTGTGCCGTAGGATTTGCTAGTATGCAAGAGCATTTTGCATAGGACGCGAAAAATGATGACATTGGATGAAGTGAGGGTAGCCTTGATCGACAAGCGAATATCGGTTGTCGCTGATCGCGTAGGTATACCGAATTCGACAATCTACGCCGTTCGCGATGGGCGAGCATCGAACCCCACTTATGCGGTTTTGAAAGCGCTCTCGGACTATCTTTCTAACGCGCAAGAAGGCTGATGGCATATGACTTCGCGGCGATTAGCCGGGAGCATCCCATTGCCACCGTGGTGGGAAACGTCGTAAATCTCAAGCGCTCGGGGAGGGAATGGAAAGGCATTTGTCCGTTCCACAAAGAAAAAACACCAAGTTTCACAGTCTATAACGATCGCTATCATTGCTTTGGCTGTGGCACTGACGGTGATGTCGTCGATTTTGTGCAGAATATTCAGGGTGGCTCTCGCGCCGAAGCCATAGAAAGCCTGACCGGCGGTCAGATACCGCGCATGACGCCGGCGCTCAAAAAGAAACTGGCGGCTGAGAAGATCAAGCGTGAAGAAAAGATGGTGTTCGAACACGCCAAGGCTCGCCTTGAGGCCCAACGCAGATGGGAAGATGCCAAGCCTCTTGATGGTTACAACGCCTATCTCGCGAAGAAGGGCGTCGCGCAGCACGGCTGCAAATGTGAAGATGCAAATCTGCTGGTCCCGATCTTCGATAGCGAAGGCGAGATCATGTCGGTGCAGCGCATAGCGCCTGATAGCGGCAAGCGATTCCATGCCGGCGCCAAGGTCGGTGGCGGCCGTTTCAATATCGGTATTCACTTCGGACGCACAATAATCTGTGAAGGCTATGCGACAGGCGCCAGTATTCACGAAGCCGTTGCCGATCATATTTGCGTCGCTTTCTCGAAGGCGAATATTCACATTATCGCCCGCGAAATGGCCGCGCTGGGCGTGCCGTGCATCATTGCCGCCGACACCAACGCGGTGGGCGAGATGCACAGCCTGGGGCGCGAGCTCAAAATGTTGGTCGTCTCGCCGGATTGCGGGTCTGACTTCAATGATCAACATAAGGACCGCGGCGCGGAAAGCGTCCGCAAAACCTTCGTCGATGCCATCCATGCGTACTCACTTGAGGCCGCGCAGATTGCGGAGGAGATAGAGAGCGAATCCAATCCAGTCGATCTATGGGCAACGCATGAACCACCGCTCTTGCCGCTTGGCCTACTGCCGCGACAGATAGAAGACTTCGCCTTCATCCTGGCGAGCGTCATGGGTGCCGATCCTGGCGGCCTCGCGATGGCTGCTCTGACATGCTGCGGTTCGATGATCGATGATCGTATCAGGCTCAAGATCAAGCGGCACGAGAAATGGACGGAGAGCGCCCGCATCTGGGTTACGCTGGTAGGTGGCCCGTCCGTCCTTAAATCACCTGTAATGCGGGTTGCTGGGGCGCATATCGCTTCTATCGATAGCAAGCGTGTCTGGGATCATTCGATCGCCATGCAGCGCTATCTTGCCGACAAGGAAAATGGCGAGCCTCCGCAGCCTGTCCAGCGCCTGCGCATCAACGATACGACAGTAGAGGCCGCGCAGGAGATATTGAAGCACAGTCCGCGCGGCGTGTTGTGTGTGCAGGACGAGTTGGCTGGCTGGTTCGCCGGTATGGAGCGCAATGGAAAGGGAAAGGGCGGCGATAATAGCTTCTGGCTACAGGCGTTTGGTGGCGGCCAGTTCAGCGTTGACCGCGTGTCGCGTGGCTCGATCGCTATTGAAAACCTATCGAT